GATTAGTTCATGGCGCTTTGCAGTTCGAGGAGCAGTAGGGTTAATACCTGTGGTCGATCTGCTGTATTCTGAGCGCCATACTCTAGAATCTCCGTAACTTTTGTAGTAAGGTTTTTTATACTTACTCCAATCGTAACGTTGAAACTCGTTGTGAGCTACCTGTACTATATAAGCGATGATATCATCACCTGTACGGCAGTCTGTCTTATCAATTGTACACTCTTCGAAAATTGTGTACATGTGATTTGACGGTAAATCAAAGAACTTTCCATATTGGGTAACGCCTGTCTGAGATGCTGAAGGGGTTAAAGAAGCAGCGTCTTGTATTAACGCTGCCAGTCCCTGGTCTCTTATTTCAATCTCTTGAAAGCCTTTACCTTTACGGTTATTCATTTCGTCATAAAATTTCTTTACATATAACTGCTGTGCTTCTGTTAGAACAGAAGATAACTCAAAATCTTCATATCCTGGAGAACCAAAACTAGATGATCTATCTAATTTTAACTCTAAAGAATCGGCCATTTGGTTTGCAGTCATAATTTAAATTTTATCTTTTTGACATTTCAATTTTTGCTTTAATACGCATTCTTACTTCTTGGTTGTCAGGATTAAGAATGTAGTTTACAACATCTGTAAGGTCTCCTAATTCTGCACCATTATCTAAAGTATATCTGCGATCTGCTTTGCGAATAATTGCTCCAGCTTCTACAGCTTCTTGAACAAATATTCTTTCATTGTATTGTGGATGATTAACAATTTCTAAGAAATATTCAGGTTGGCCCTCAACAATAGTTAATACTTCGTTTTTCATCCAATCTTCTGTAGCACTTGCAGGAATTCCTCTACCAAGAGATTTAATAAATCCTGTGATAGAAGCTTTACTACTTGTAATCTCTGCAAATTTAACATAAGCATTTGCTTTTACACTTGCTTCTGCTAATTTCTGAGTAGTTACTTTTCCTTCATCTACAATCATAAACTCGTAAGTAGCTCTTATATCTCTTTCTTCATAAGACGGAGAAATAAGATTTTTGTTACTTAAAAGTATTTGATACTTTAACATATCCATTGGAAGATTTAAATTTAAAGTCAATCCTTCTTTTGTTAGGATTACTCTACTTCTACGATCAACTCTCCAGAAGTTTACATCTGGTGCTGCCATAGGATTTAAATTAACTCCAATCTCTTTTTCAAAGAACTCTTTTTGAGTCATTCCTAATGGAAAAGACTCCATGTATTTTTGAATTTTAACTCGTCGTTGGTCATCCAAAATTACTTTAACTCCGCCTCCCCGTGCCTCTGAATTAAGAGGAACTTGAAAACTACGTTTTACTTTGTTGTACAAAAAAGGATCTTTTTTGTTATCCTGATTTGCAACTAATAGGTTACTCCATTTACCCGATGATTCAACAGGTTTTACTTTTACAATTCTGTCTTGAAGAAAAGTACCGTATATTACTTTTTCTTCTAATTCTGCTGTCTTCATTTTTGCTGTCATTTATTTTTTTAATTCTCTCTTTGTTATTTTAAATAACCCGTGGGAAGGCGTTCAACTCTCCCACGGGATTATTTATCATCTATATTAGATAGTTGTTGTGTCTACTGAAAGACGTAAGTCAACTACTTTTGTAGGATCTTCGATCATCATACCACCCCATTTTTGGAAGTGTACTGAATAACCGTCTACTGGAGAAGCTACCATTTTTGGTGAACCTTTTCCTGCAGGGGAGAAAGGATCTCTCATACCAGGGATATAAGCCCAATTGTAATCAGGAACTCCTTTAGGTTTAACTCGGTAGATACCAGCGTTATCGCCATAATCTAAAGCAAGGATTCTGTGAGATTCTGTGATACCTTTTCCATCAGGGTGACGTTGAGGGAAATAAACATCATCATCAAAGAAGTCAAGGATTTCTACTTGGATAACAACACCGTTGTACCATTCGTAGATATTCCATTGTGGCTCCATTGCACCTTTAGTGTTACTACCTCCTAAGTTTCCAGCATCTGTGTTCTTGAACAAGAATTTATCAGAGATAACTGTAAATTTACCTGTACCAGTTTTAGCTTGGATTTGTTTAGAGATTTCGATAGCACCGAATTCACCTGTTAATAAGTGGATAACACGTTTTCCACGCTCGATTTTACCAACACCCATATCCAACAACATTTCCAAATGCCAATCAAGGTCATAAGTATTGTAGTAGTGAACGTTAGAAGGAGCGATTTGAGAGAAGAAACCAGCACCTGATTCAATAGCGTATTTAGTTTTATCGTCTTTGTTTAGGTATTTATGGTCAGCTGTCCAGTTTTTCTTACCGTACATCAACATACGTGCGAACATTTCTTCACATTGGTGATGTGCAACTAAATCTTGGTAGTTAATCCAAATAGACTCTTGTTGTCCTTTGTAATTAAATCCAAATTCAAGTGGCTCATTTTTACCTTTGTTAATTGTGTTACCTGCTACTTCATATTCCATACGCATTGTAGACGGACGGTTTTCCATTCTCCAAGGAGATGTGAAGTAAGGTTTAGCACCTTGGTAAGAAAGAGTTGAAGGAGACAAAGAGTAAAATTTAGACCAACGTGTACCAATCGCTAATTCGTCAGAAGGAACAGATTTAGTGTTGTTGTCTGATACTAATTCAACTTCAACTTTGTAACGAGAACCAGCTTCGATAACTCGTTTTACCAATAAATGATACTCATCAGAGTTACCACGTAAAACGTTAGATTCTTCAAATAAAGGCTCGTCAAAAATCATATAAAAACGTTGTCCGTTAGCCCCTACATTTGCAGGGAAGCTAGCTGCTGACATACTTAAACCGTCAATAGTTTCAACATCAACTAGTGGCAAGTTTTTGTCGTGTTGGCCTTGCAACATCCAGTTGTAGAAACCATTTTCTTGTTCTACTTCTTTAACAGGGAAACGATCTACGAATTCACGTAACTTACCTTGCAAGTTAGTTTTGTAGATTTGTTTGATCACATTAGAGATCAATTGCGGTTTTTGCTGATACAATGAGTGAAAGTGATTATCAGTCACCAAGCCATTGTAGTCTTTAGCTTCATACCGTTGTAACGGGAGTAATTGAGCCATTGCTTGTTTGTTTTAAATTATTAATTAATTATCTATCTATTTTTAAAAGCACTATCTAACATGCTTAAAATTCCTTCTGTTTTCTTAGAAGTTTCAACGGAAGTATTTCTACCTACGCCTCTTTCTTCTTCAGCTGCAATGATTTTATCTAAATCATTAATAGCTGCTGTTTTTGCTACTTGTTTTAATTTAGAAATGTCTGGTTTAAATTTACCTTCTTTATCTAAATTAAATAATCCTAGAGTGTCATAGTAATTTATCAACATCTCAAATTCCACTGGATTCCTTTGTTGTTTATACATTAAAGAGTTAAACTCTTTTCCTGTTTTAGGGTCCGTGTGGACAGGATTCATTATATTGTTTTTCAATTTATCCTTAGATACTTTATTAAGATTTAAACCGTCTATAAAAGTTTCACGTGAGTCTATGTTAGATAACAACTGCTCGAATGCTTTTGTCTGTGCTTCTTGTTCAGCTTTACTTTTTTGTTGTATTGCTTCACGAGATTGATCTATATAACTTTTAGCACTTGCTTTTAATTCAGGCACTGCTTTAAGAGCTTTTTCTTCTAATTTATTAATTGCAACTGCGTCTTCGATTGCTTCTAATGCATCTGCATCGGAAAAATTCTTAGCTTTTAGTTGCTCCCAATAAATTTGCTTTTGAAGATTCTCATCTTGTTTAATAGCATCTTCGGATACATTGTCAAAGAACTCTAATTTTTGAGCCATTAAGATTGCTTGGTCAGTTTCGTCAAATGCGTCTTCGATTTCTAAGAATCTCTTTTTAGCAGGTGATAAACTTTTTTTCCAGTTATCTTCTTTAGCTTTAAAATTCGTTTCAACTGTTTTGTTTACTAGCTCTTTTATAGAATCAAAATTGCCAGGCATTTCGTCTAGCTTCTCCATCTCTTCTACTGTTAGTACACCTGCATTAACAAGTTCCTTCATCAAAGCTTTGTAAACAACTTCATTTTTACTTGTAGAATCAGTATTTGTTTTAGTTTCTGTAGTTTCAACTGTTTTAGTTGTAACTGAATCATCTCCTTTTTCAGCTACTACAGGTTCTAAACTAAATTCTTCTTCTGTAGAAGTAGACGTTTCTACTTCTTGTGTTTCTTCTCCTTTTACTGCAGAATTTAACTCTGCTGCTGACATTATTTGAAGTCCTTCAAATAACTCTTCATTATTGGTACTCATATTTGCTGTCGTATTTAAGTTACAATATTAAAATTATTTTAATAAATAGCATTTAATATTTTTATGAAATATCAGAATGCTATAGCTTTATTTAGTTGTTTTAGGCTTTTGTTTCATTATTTGTTCCTTAGCCTTATTACTTCTTATCTGTTCTGCTAGCTTCTCTTCTCCTAATCGTGTTTGCGCATCTTTGTATTCTTCATCAATATCTGTGCGACGAATATCTAAAATATCAGCAATTCCATTATTATCAGAATCTAAATTAGCCATGTGACGTCCGTGAGTTCCAACTTCTGTCATTGCTGCTATTTGTAAGTCAGCTGCAATTTTTTCACGTTTAACAGCAATCTCATCTTCATGTTTCTTTAAGTCTAATTGTTGTGTTGCTTGTGCTTGTTGATCTGCTAGTTGAGCAGCTTGTTGTTGTTGGGCAAGTTGTTTTTCTTGCATTGCTTGTTGTTGCTCCTGAATTTTTCTAGAAGATTCTTCAAGTCGTTTAGCAATTTCTTGTACAGATTCTGATTGAGAAATAGCAATTAAGTCAGAAATAGTAGCTTGCCCATTTTGAATAGCAGCTTGTGATAATGAACGTAGATCGTTATACAATTGTGTATCAGCATTAGAGTTAGATACGTGGATATCATATTCCGACATTACAAACTCATCAAAGTTACTAACCAATACTTGTTCCATATCGTCTAATAAGAACTGTCCTTTTTTAGGATTAGTTTTATAAGCGTATTTGCAACATTCAACAAATTTCGTTAATACTCTTTTTCTAAAGTTATTATCGATAGCAAACCATTTTTCTGTAATGTGCGAAGTCTGTGCTACTTCACGTTCTACATTATTTACTGCTTCACGATTTTCTATTTGGCCTTCTCTAGCACCTGACACACCAGCAATTTTACCTAAAGTACCTTCTATATCTACAAGTAGATTAGTATACATAGATATTGCATTAGGGTCGCCTATATTTACTTGAGTAGCAGTAAGCGTATTAAATGCGCCTGCTGATTTTCCTTGTGAAGGGCCTTTTAGAATTTCGTTAGTTGGATCGAGCCATGCAAATTTATTCATTGTTACATATCTCATCCATTCTTTTGGATCCCAACCTGAAGGTACCATTGCAGAGTTAATAGCAGCAAAGGAACCCTTGTATGTAGCTATTTCGAGTTCGCGTTTATAATAAGCGATGTCATAAGAATAGGCGAGAGGTTTCATGATGTCCATAAGTGATTGCACTTTGTAATCATTGGTAGAGTTGACAGAGCCAACATACGGAGGGGTTCCTTTAGATTTATTTACAAGGGATTTAGAAGCATACGGTATAGGACGTAACATAGCATAAATATGGTCAGCAATCTTTGTACCTTCCATCCATTCATTTACCCAAATCCATTCAATCTCTTCTCCTAAAGTTTTATTTGGCTTGTAGTCTTCAGGAACATAATCATATTGCTCTTGTCCCTCATCATCAAAATATTTTAATTTGCCAATTTTTCTTCTCGATCTCCAACATACTTTTAAGCAACGAATATTTCCATAGGTATCAAATGCTCCTGCAAAAGTTCTAGTTCCCATTTCATTTGGGTGGAAAATAGATAATGCTCCTTGTTCTCCATAGTAATCATAAACTGAAATATCTCGGTTTAGTCCTATACCTCCTCCTCCAATGGAAGCATCTACTTTTCCTCTTTCTAAGTAGTCTATATCATCAGGTGTTAATTGATCCCAGTAATCATCTATAACTTGTCCAACAGATCTATAACCATATTCAACTATTATATCGGCATCTTCAATATACATAGAGTTTCCTCCCATTGTATAAAGATTCATAGGATTAACTCTCCTCATAACAGGATTACCTCCTAATACACCACAGTACATTATTTCTTCGCCTCCAACAAGTAAATCTTCAAATGTTTTAAGGAAAGTAAAATCAAAATCTCCTTCTTTGTATTCTTTTTTAAGGATTTTATTAGCTGTGATTTCTGCTACATCTTGAAACTCATAAGATTGATATTTCTTTAATTGCTCAAGACGTTTTTGTATTTCTTCAGGTGTGACAGATTCTTTTTTAATGATATCAGTTAATTCTCCTTTTATCTGCTCCATTAATTGTTGCTCTTTACGAGATATGCCATCTGAGTCATTTCCTGAAATATAAACTTTAAACTCTTTTTTTCTTTTAGCATATTCTCCTAAAAGTAAATTAATTTTGCTATTTTCTATTCCTATATGTTGGAAACTTGCTGGTAAAGATTCT